TGGCACGAAACCAGCCTTTTCAACGTCCTTTTGACCTTCAGCGGAGAGCATGAAGTCAATCAGCTTCTTCGCCTCGGCCTTCACGTTGTCAGCCGTGAAGAGGTAAAGATCCCTGGCGATCGGCCAGGTCTTATCCTTGGCGGATTCAATACCCGGCTTCACGTTGTTCATCGTGAGCGGGTGCGTCTGCTTATCCATGTAACCGACGCCGATGTAGCCGATAGCATTCGGGTTCTGAGCAATGGCCTGCACGACACCGCCGTTCGAAGCCTGAATCAGAGCGCGGGGCGACACACGGGTCTTGCCCATCACCAATTCCTGGAAGCACTCAAAGGTGCCGGAAGAGGAGTCGCGGCCAACCACAACGATCGGAGCCTTGGCACCGCCAACTTCATCCCAGGAACGGATCTTGCCAGCGAAGATGTCCTTGAGCTGAGCCATCGTCAGGCCCTTGACGGCATTGTTCGGATTGACGACCGGAATGATGGCGTCATGGGCAACCGTGTAACGCACGGTCTTGATGTTGTGATCGGCGAAGTCCTTGACTTCCTTATCCTTCATGTCGCGCGAAGCCATCGCAACGTCGGTCATGCCGTCGCGCAGCGCCTTGATGCCGTTGCCCGATCCGGTACCGGAGATCGTCACGGTGATGTTCGGATTGGCCTTCATGAAGCCCTCCGCCGTGAGCTGCATAGCGGGCAGAACCGTCGTCGAGCCGTTAACCGTAACGGTTTCCGCATGAACGGCGGCGGCAGCGGCAAAACCAGCGAGAGCGCCGAGAACGGCAATCATGTTTTTAGTCATTTCCAACTTCCAACTTCTAGAGATGTATTCGGTGTGCGTTTTCTTTTCCGCACGGGTCGAAGTATGAAAGTCGGCTTTGACTCAGCCGTGAATCTCTTATGAATATTGTGTGACAGCGAAGAATGTCCGTCATCAAAACGTCACATACCGCCTAACTGCAGCCGCCTGCTGCTAAGCCGGTCTCCCCGCATTGCCCGTCAATGTTCTGTTAGTGCTTAAGCTGCGGGCCGGCGACATGCCTAGACATGTCAAGAGGACGGGTTTTGCTGCCCGTTTTCATTCCTGAAACCCTGGAAACGCTGAGGTGTGCGGGTATTCAGACAACAAAAAAGGCCATCTTGCGATGACCTCATTTTGGTTTTCTGGTCGGCGGCGGGATTCATACATTCCTGCTACAGAGGCAGATTAAAAGACCATATCAAATAATGGGAGCTTCTATGGGAGCATCCGCCAAGTGCTTACTTGATATTAGTGGACACTAGGGCATCGTGAACTGCGGCGTTTCTAAGAAGTAGGCTGCGACCTTCTTCGATAAGTCCGACGCTTTCTCTGAGAAGTTTTTCGCATCGGGCAACTGCTGCCTGCTCAGCGTTACAGGCAGCGGCGCTGGCTTTTCGCAGGCGACTTTCATATGCCCTGCGCATCCTGTCAGTATCACTGCGAATACGCTCAATGTCAACATCAGCAGCAACGACTTGATCCACTGCGGAAACCAGTTTTGCATAGTCTTTTTTCCCCTGTTCAGCACGCGCTACGGCGGCTTCGAGCTGATACGACTTGAGAGCCGCATCCCCGCGCGCAGAAGCCAGCTGATAGCCCGCCGCAAACACCACGAATACAAGCATCGTGACAGCGGCATATTTCAACCAATTTGTCATTTAAGAGCATCCCGCCAAGCCTTAACTACTTTCGCCGCCAAGAGCAATGCAAAGAGGATGCCGAAAGCGATCAGAACGCCGTAAACGAACGCCGCTTGCAACGTAAAATTCGGCTCCATCATGATTTCACCGCTTGGGTAATCTGAACTAAATAGTTAATAAGCGCCACAAGCCCCGCCACACCAATCACAGCTGTAGCGAAGCCACTCGCAAACCCTTTCCAGAACGTGATCGTTTTATCGAGTTTCATCAGTTGCTCTTTGGATTTCATGTAAAATATTCCTAAGTCTCTTGTTTTAGACACCAAAAGCCGCACGGAAGGCGATCCGCGCGGCTTTGCTTTTTGGTGCTCATGGGGCGCTATGAGCATACTCACCCCTGACGCATCAACTCCGCTTCTCTGCGACGACGAGCAACAAGCCCCGCCAGCCCCCCATTAGTAACGTCCAAAAACTCATTGGCGGCAGTTTCGTAATCGCCAGCATTGAGTGCGCGCAGCATCTTGGGGCACTTTTGAACAACGCCCTCAGCGCCCATGTTGTATGCCAAGCTCAGCAGCGCAATGAACTGATTTGCTGAAACAGGGACGTTGATGTACTTTGCAAGGCCGGTTTGTGCAGACTGCAAGTCACTGCGAATCCATGCTTCGGCCTGCTCTCTGGAGCAGGTGTCTTCCTCTTTGACGCCGCCCGTGTGGCCCCAACCTATAGTCCAAACCCCCTTCGGACACTTGTATGCTTTGAGGCGCAATGTCTCTTCAGCCTTAACGAAAGGCATAGCTAGTTCGTAGCTATAACTATCAAAATTCATTTTTTATCTTCCTTGTCTTCAAGACCAACAGCGTCGAGTTTCTTATCAACTGCATTGGTCAGTCTTTCTTCCAGCGTCATAAAGATCTTTCTTAAAGCGGGCGGCAAAGCGTCGCCGTATCCAGCACGCTCAATGTTTTCCACGATCGACCCAAACTCGCCGCAGCAGTACGCGCAGAGCGTGACCGACTGAAAGACAGGAAGATCTTTGAGCACATACCAAAAACTCACGTCGAGCCCATGTGCCAATATGATGATGAAAAAGGCAATCCCTTTCTTCACCATGCCGGAATACAACGTCTTCGAAGAAAAGCCGGTAGTTTTAATTCCTGCCCACACGCCCGTGATGAGGTCAGCGATCACAAAGATCGCAAACCACCATGCAAGGGGAGCGACGTTCTGAAGTGTTGCGCTCCAAATCAGACCTAGCCAACCGCCAAGTACTGCCAGCGCACCTTCGACAGTTTTTGGGAGTAGATCGTGGAGCATGAATTACCCCACAAAAGCGTGGAGGTACCATCCCGCGATGCAACATAGAGCCGACGACACGATGCAGACAGCCCCCCAGAACATGCGACACTTTCTCCGTGTCTCCGTATCAAGTGAGGTTTTCTGGTCGTCAAGCCACGCCTGCGCTCGATAAAGCGCAGCATCTTTCAGCTCTTCAGCGCTCACGCCGAGCGAAGCGAGCATCTTTTTCAAGTCTTCAGAAATCATCTTTCGTGTCCAATAAAAAAGCCCGCAGGGTTTTGGCCTGCGGGCTCGTGTTAAAAGGGCTGCGTCTGCCCGCCGAGTTTGGCTAATGCGTTTGCAATCTGCGCTTGATTTTGAGTGAGCTCCGTGACCGCAGTTTCCAAAGCATTTATGCGATCTGCATAGTTAGAGCCAGATGAGATCTCTGATCGCACTGTCTTGAACTCAGCTGCGATGCGCTCGACTGCTAGATTGATTTCTTCAGAAGTCGAGCCGAGCGCCCGTGCGGCAGCCATAAAGGCCGCCGCTTTGACGAGCAGATCGCCGGCATCGTATGCGGCGTCTGTCATTACAACTCCTACTTCAATGCAGCCTCAAAGGTCGCAACAAAATCAGTCGAAGCTCCAAGAGCAGTCCTAAGCGTCGAAATGTCTGAAGCATTCGCCTGGATTGCTGCTGTGTTCGTGTCGACCTGATTTTCGATAGTTGAGAGTTTTGACGTGTGACCATCAACAGTTGTCTTCACGCTTGCGATTGTCGATGCGTTGGTCGCAGCAGCTGTCTGTGCAGCATCAGCAGTCGACTGGACGGTGTTGAGCTCTGTCTTCGTGGCGTATCCCGAGAGATCGGGCTGGGCGCCAATTTCAGAAAAGTCAGTCCACGTAATCGATTCCGGCGTATCACCAGCCGCGGCAGTGATCGTGCCAATTCGGCCGTACAGCTGATACCGACTGTCATCTATACCACCGACGAGCTGGACGATAACAGAACCTTTACGTCGAACGCTCACAAGAAGCGGATCAGCGCTGAAATTCGTCGGGCGTTCGGTGGGCGAGGTAACGATGTACTCACCTTCCGCCGTCAGCGACGAAAGTGCGACCTTTTCACCTTCTGCAGCAGGCGCCTTAAGCACTGTAGCATCAAGCTTCGAAGCAAGACCGGTCACCAAGTCACTATCGGAGGCAGCGCCGACGTTATCGCGTGCTTGCTTCTTCTGAGCGTCTGTGATTGTCTGAGCTTGATCGTAGCGGATGTGAGCGCCAGCCACCTCATTGAGCGCAGTAATTGCATCTTTATTAGTTGTGATTGCGTCTTGAAGTTCTTTCAGAGTATCGAACTTATCACCCGCGCCATCGAGCAACTCGTCCTTTACGGCCTGCTTCGCAGCCGTGATCGCGTCTTCAATCTTTGTACTTGAGTATGTTGCCGTCGCAGAGGTATCCGCGTCGTTGATCTCAACTTTCTTCGCTAGTGCATTTTCAGCTGCAGCGATCTTACCTTCTGCTGTTTCGACCCGCTTCGTGAGCGCCGTCACTGCTGTTCCGCCGCCGTCTGCTTTTTCAGCAATTTCGTCCAAAACGACATCCAACCGCCGCCCATCGGAATGATCGATGTCGACAGTATCAGCCATGCCGAATGTGCCGTTGTTTTTCGGTTTGATTTTGTCGATGAGATAGACTGCCATTTTTAAAGATCCCCCTTCAATTTAATTAAGCAATGACAACCTTCGTTGCGCCAAGATTCGCATTCGTCGACTTGTAGACGTCGTAGGACTCGGTATAGCCTGCCGGATTTTCGTAGTCGAAGGTCTTAAGCAGACTAAAACCACCTTCAAACCCACCAACCGTAAACGATGGCGTGCCGAGACGATGAGGAATGGCGTAGTAGATAAACTCACCTTCTCCAGCTGTGACATCGATCGTGCGGGCACGTGAGCCCGAAAGTACCTTCGTAAGGCCTGCGACGAATGCTTTATCAGCGCCATCAACGTCAACTGTGCCCACACCGTAGTAGCAGCCATTGAGAAAGCTGATTGACGTGGTCTTAGTGGCTTTAGCGTCTCGATCGTCGGTGGCGGTCAAGGTGTAAGTCTTGTTCGCAGTGATCGTCAGCCCAGTAAGCACTTGCTTCGTAGAAGCAACATCAATTGCAGTGCCATCAAGTGTGAGGCTCTTTGCCGTCTTGTTGAAGCTGTAGCTCAGCGTCACGTCAGTGACTGTCGAGCCCATTTCGACGGTACCAACGTCATTAGTGAACGAATTAATCGCGATCGCTTTGTAGTTCAGATCGTCGAGCGCTTGCTGTACGGTCTTATCACCGTACGAAACCTTATCGGCAGACGTTGCCTGACCGCCTGCTACGATTTCGGCGCGGACAGACTTAAACTCCGCACCAACCCGGGCAAAGCCCTCGTTTGTACGCGTGTCAATTGACTTAACTTCATCAGCCATTGTTTATTTTCTCCATAAAGTTTGACTCGGATAGAGCAGCTTCAAAAGTCTGGACAAAGTCGTGAGGTTCACCGAAATGCGCCGCAAGCTTCGCACCAGACCACGTTGTGTCGGGACCATCCCTTTCATCATCAATCTGCACACCTACTGTGCCGACAACTTCACCGACGGTGAAAGTCGACTCCGAGACGGCGGTAATGAGAAAAAGTTGCCCCGATGAGTTGACAACCTGATCGCCCGCTTGGGCTCCGACCGCAGGTTGTAGATTTGTGAGCGACGCTGTCTGCTCCGGGTCGAGGGAACTGCAGAAGCGACAAGAAAAACCTTGAGACCCTTTTTGGCCTGGGGGGCCTTGGAGGCCGGGAACACTTACACGAACGATTCGACGACCAAAATTTGGCTGGCAGCACTCCCCTAGCGGGGGGATCATGCAGTTTCCGGATAAGGCCATCTGGTCACCTCCTTCGAGACAATTAAGCGGCCGCAGAGTACTCGAGTCACCTCACCGCCAGACGTAACGAGCTCGAGGTCGTAAACCCAAGTGCCTTCAGGATGGGCTTCAGTTACGGCATGCGGCCAGTACACTATGAGAGATGATCCGCGGATAGTGATGCGCCCGTTCTCGGTTGTGAGCAAATCGACCACTCTCTCACTTGATGCAGATGGACGCACCTCCATGCGCGCTGTGCACCCAGTCAAATCGAGTTCTGAGTAGTCGTCCAAAAAACACAAAGGGCACCGACAGTCGGTGCCCTGATCGATGTGAAAATCGAGCTTCACAGTCATCTCTCCCCCCTCATACTTGGCGGAAGTTGACGTCGATGTATTTCTGCCAAATAACTTTCATAGCAATGGTCTTCATCGAACCAAAGTAGTGTGTCAATAAACGTTTTCGGCCACGTAAAACCCTCTTGAGACAATCGATATGCACGACTTGATAACGATTCATCGGCATATCCACCAAGCAACGCGTTCAGCAGTTGATCGATAGCGATGAGTACTTGCTTCAAGCGCCGCCACATCATTCGCTCACAGAAAAGTCGACGGGATGAAACTTGATTTCGATAGCTTCAAGCTCATCTTTCGACGTTGCGGCGTTGATAGCATCGCGCAGCTTCCACTTCTCCTGATAAGCAGCGGTACCGGCCGCAATGATTTCGAGCTGAAGTGTCTTGAGATCTGAGAGCGTTACTTTGTGAGCTTCATTGTTGGCATCCATAAAGAGCAGACCAGTCTCGGCGAACGTAGTACTGGCTTCTGCCGCTACGATGAGACCGGTAACGTCTTGCATCGCACGGCTATCGCTGTCAACTTCAAAGCCGAGTGAACTTACAAGCGTTGCGCCATCGGCATACCAAGTTGTAAACGTCGAATCGAGTTGAGCTGTTTTTTCAGCTTTGGCATCTTCGAACGTCTTTTCGGGAATTTTCTCGACCCTCCAAGAAAGGTTGTCACCTCTCACAACGTGGTACTCACTCGATCCTTCGGTCAGTTTCTGGAAAAGTTCGCGCAACTCACTGCAGTGAGCCGTCTGCGATTCATGCGAGATAACACCACACGCAACACACTCGGCGGCAGTCGTCGGCTTCTTTTCTGCATCAAAACCGTCACGCGTCGCGTTTAACTTGTAAAAGAAATGTTCCGTGTCTTCGGGCACGGCAGCTTCTGCAACATTGGCTGGGAGGCTGATCCCGCCTCCCATCTGCACCGAGCAGACGCCTTCAAAATAGCCGTCCTCGTCTACAAAAGGGAGGTCTTTGAGCAAATGATTGGATGGCATGAATGCGCTCCTCCTTATCTTCAAAAAAAATTGCGGCCTTAAAGCCGCGTGAAAAACGATTCGCTGTGGCTGACGGCCACGGTTTGTGTTTGCGTATCTATCCTTCTGGCGTTAAAAGTTGGTACCTGCGCATCTCATATTCAGGCCGCGTGACAGACATCGCACTCGGTCGATGGCCAGAAATCAGCTTGATGCAAGCTCGACAGGAAGCTCGCAGGCGACGAAAAACACTTGGTCTTGAACCACCGAGAGGCTATGTCTTAAATGACGCCTTCAAACTTTGGTGTGGTCTAAAGAAAGGCCGCATCGTGAGTTACGCCGACGAACGTCGACGATTGGAGCGCTATCTCATCAAACCCCTCGGAAGACGCCAGATTGACGAAATCTCTGCACCACTCGTCATTACAACCGTTAAGCACATCGAGGCAGAGGGGCATCAAGCAACACTGAAGCGCGTTCTCATGCGAACACATGAAATACTTGACCTCGCCGTGTGTGCGGGCTACATCCATCACAATCCTTGCGAGCGTTTGAGCCGTGTCTTTGCAGCTCCCGTTGTTACGCCCATGCCGGCACCGGAGTGGCATGAACTACCAAACATCATGCAGGTGATGAAATCCGCTCCCGTACGTATGCGAATTCTTTTCCTTTTCTCGACCTGTTCAATGCTGCGTCCTGGGGAAAACGCAAAGCTCAAGCGTTCATGGATTGATGGCGACATCCTCACGATCCCCGCCAAAGAGATGAAAATGGGGCGTATGCACCGTGTTCCGCTCACTGTCTTCATGAAGCAACTCCTCGAAGCTGAGCTACGCCTTTCTCCCCATCCCAGAGGAGATGTCATCTTCGCTGCCAAACAAGCGGGCAAACATATCAGCACTCAAACGCTTGCTAAGTATCTGCATTCAACGCAACTCTCCGGGAAGCTCGTGGCCCACGGTCTACGTTCGATGGCACGATCGTGGATGGCAGATCAAGAGATTTCTTTTGAAGTCGCTGAAGCATGCCTTTCACATGTTGCTGGCTCTTCTGTATCGCGGGCCTACCAAAGAAGCGACTTTCTCACAGCACGCGTTCTAGTTATGACGCGCTGGAGTACCTTCATCAAGCGCTGTGCCCGAGAAGCCGATATGCTCGATGGAATCCTTGAACCCGAGCGGGACAAGATCTGATCTAATCACCCAATATGACATGTGCCTAGCCCTGCGTTTAGAAGCTACAGACCGCAGGGCTAGAAACGTGCTTTTGATGACCGAATATCAGCGGAAATGGTGGTGCACTTATCTACTATCAAGATGGTGACGGAGGCTTTATCTACAGAGGAGATCTTGCAGATAACAGCCGCACAGGAGCTACCGGTAATATGGTTTACTGGCTTCGATATAACGCTTCCAGAGCTTCATCAACTTACGGCTCTTCTTCTACCGTTCAGCCCCCCGCAATGGCTTTGTTGCCATGCATCAAAATTTAACGCATGGCAGAAGCGCCATCGCAGGCGGTTGAACACCAGAAGATCGTCCAAAAGTTGAATCTGACGACGAAGCACTAAAAGAGAATTGGTGCGCAGAGCTTTGACTGCCAGCAGCCCCATTCAAGTAGCCGGTGCTTGAAAACGCACCTGAAATAGTCTGATTGTCAGCCTTGGAAGCGCCGAACTTACCAGTTATATTCGGTAAGCCCGCGCTTTTAAACGTTCCGGCTGACCCAATTGAGGTTGTGCCCTCGACAAAACGATTCGCTAAATTTGGCAAGTTAAAAGTTGTACTTCCATCACCACTGCCATGTTTTGTACCAATAACTGCGAAAAGCGCTGCGTATGTCGATCGACTCACAGCTGCACCGTTGCAGAGAAGCCAGCCATCAGGAACTGAATAGAAGTGTCCAAGCATTCCTGTTGGCATGCTCAACGGCTTTAGCTTAGGGAGCAGATCATTCAATGCCTGAGAAATTTGAGTAAGAGTTGCCATGCCAACCTCTTCAGATGTCAGATGTTCACAGTTTCACCACCCAGCTTGGCAACAGCCTGGGTCAACTGAGTGACAATTATTTTTAAAGATTCGACTTCTTGTGCAGTTGTGCCGCCAATCGGTCGTCCGCCTGGCGTAGCACCATCACCCGCATAAAGTGTCCATGTTTCTGTATTCAGTACAACTTCTCGATCTGCAGGAATTATTTGAGCCAGTTCGGCAGTCGTGTAGCCTTTAATTTGGATAGCTACACCGCCTGCCTGAAAATCGAGAGGTGTTGCGAGTTTCTTTGCTGTCACTGCTCGCTCAGCAAGATGCAGCTCTTTCACTGATCCTGCCTTGAGCGCAGCACCATCAAGAGCCCCATCTTTAGTCCATTTGAAAGACTGCAACGCCTCAAGAAACTGTGTGATGCTCGGCGGCTCGACTTGCGTCATGCCGCATGCATCGATCACCGAGATGCGCATCTGATCTATCAAATAGAACCACGCAGCCCCTGGTTTGGTTGCGGGAGTCCCGGTTTTTGGATTGCCGGACGTTGGATAACCTTTTGAACTCAAAGTGCTTAGCGACGGCGGCGAATCGATCGCTGACGCCTGCCAATAACCTGATGTCATGCTTCTTCCTCATAGATGAAAATTACGTATACGTGTGCAGGTGCAAGCGCACGTATCATGCACTCGAGAAGTGCATTACCCCATCGGGCAAGATGCTCATCAACACCCCACGTCACATCGAAATACTCTGCGTTTCCGTCGGACCTGATAGTGATGCCAAGAGTCATCACCGTCGTCCATTGTTCGTCCCAGAGCGCGTCGTCAACTGTGCTGTCGACTGTGTGCTCCGTGAATGTCGTCACTTTTGCCTGATAGCCGAGAGTGCCGGCGAGCGACTCGAAAAATGCAGCCGTCAATCCCAAATTTGAAGTGATCTTTGCGAGCAGTTCCTGCCGCATTTGTTCACGAGATGGATCAGCAATCGCTGCGAGACACTCTGACGGGATACCCCACTCGTCGAACCATCGTTCAAGCTCCTCTATTGAGGAGCGCGGATCAGCCTCTTCAAGTACAGCATTTGCACGCTCGTCAACTCTTGCAGCCTCTCGAGCTAAGGCATACAGAATTGCGTCAAGCATGCCGCCCTGCCGACGATGCCAGATCGGGCCCCGCGGAAGCAGAGCCTCAACTTGATGCGCATAATGTTTTTCCGTCAGTGCCATATCACACCCATGTGATCGTGCCAGGAACGTAGATCTCTCCTACGACCGTACTCACATCATCTGTTGGCGTCACAATGCGATAACTCTTCACCTCCGAGACGCCGCTAATTGCTCGATCTATTGAGGTTCGCAAAACGGCGCCGCCTGGGACAGCTTCAGCAAGCACAACGCTCTCGATCGCAGACTCGATCTTGGCCTTCACGGCTTCATCGTCCGGGAGTATGTCGAGCGTGATGTCGAGCGGTTTCGGGACTGGCGCGACTACGTGCAGTATTGCCGTCACCGGCATTTGTGAAGTGATGTACTCATCGACGCGTTTCACCATCGTCTCTGTCGGTATCCCGTTTGACGTCATGCCGTCTGTCATAAAACGCACCGTCACATGACCTTGACCGAGCTCCTGGGGATAGCACCACGCTCGAGTGACACCTGAGACCGCAAGCGTCCAAGCAACGTAATCCGCCCTTGTCCCAGCTTTGGGCGGGCTTTTCTGGCGCAGAAGCAAGCGCTCGCGCAAGCTCTCATCGTCCTCTGCCTCCGCGCCGCCAGTAAGTTCGTCTGCAGTCGCTATGCTCATGATCCCCGCTATAGGACTGACGAGCGTAAGTTCCATGCCGGCTTCTGAATTGCCCGAGGCACCTGCCACTGTAGCTTCGATAGGAGCTTTACCATCGATGCTTGCTGCGGTAGTTACGTAGACGCTGCCATCTTCAGCTTGAAGCTGTGTACCGACCGGCACGGTGCCAGTGCCGATGAAGGAGACTTCACCAGTCGCAGCTGAAGCTGCTTTGCGGTAGATGCCGTATTCGGACGCACGGCGCTCAAGATACGCACCTTCTGCTGTCGTCGTGAAGCACTGTCGCAACACGAAGGCGATAAATCCATGCAAACCATGCGAAACGCCTGAGATAACTCGCACTAGCACAGGTACGAGCGACCAGCGCATAGCCTTCTTTCCCATGCGGCTCTCGGCATCTGCCTGCACACGTTTAATAATCTGCGAAAGAGTTGGTCTTTCAAAAGACATGTCAGCTCCAAACGTTTTGGAAACGAGCGGCAAGCGCTTGCGTGTCGTCAGGCTTGAAACAAACGACTGTGAGCGTCAATTGATCTATATCGCTACGCTCAGCAGTCACCTCGATGCGAGCGACAACGGCATCTTCAGTGAGCCATTTAAGCGCCTCTTTGGCGTAGGCCTCAGCGCGTCTGAGCATCTGCGGAAGCATCTTCTGACGCTGCAGCAACCACAGCCGCGAACCGATCCGGTCACCAGTTTCCTGAGCAAATGTGTCGCCCCACCAACCCTGGCGGTATGGCGCTACCGGACCATCATCTGCAGCCGATTTACGCCATGAAAAAAGGCTGATAAGTACAGCTTGCGCTAGCTCATCAGCCTCAAAGTCAGAAATGTCTGCTGTCTTTCCGTTGAGAATTAGTTCCATAGATACCTTAGTTTTCAGCTCCTCCGGTTTGGCCACTGCCTGGTTGCACGCCAGAGTGTTTGTGAGTTTTGAGACCAATGCCGTCCGCTGTGACATCCCCCCCCGAAACCTTGATGTCACCCGTGACAGCCGCACCGTTGCCTCCAGAGATAGCCATGCCGCCGGTGCCGGTGATAAGGTTTGCCACTTTTAGTGCGCCAGTGATTTCAACCGTTGGAGCATCGATCTTCACTGAAGCCGCTTTGAGAGTCGCAGCACCGCTCACTGTTGCGGTCAGTGTGCCGCCGACGGTCGCCTCGAGCTGTTTGTCTGTGTGGATCACAATTCCATCGCGCGTGAGATGCACCTTCTGTCCTTGGTCGTCATAGAGTGCAACTTCACCGGCTTTCAATTTCGTCAGCCGATAGCGCCGGTCAGCGATACAAAAAACTATGCCGTGGCTGCGATCGCCGCCGAAGAATGCTGCAAAAGCTTCCGGCTGTTCATCGTCGAGCGGCTCAGATGTAAACCCATAAGGCTCAACATGCTCAAGATCGTCGCGTACTTCATCTGCAAGCAGCCTCACCTGCACCACGCGCATCTTTTTTGTGCCGTCCGCCGCGGATACCGTCCCGCGGGCAAGCACATCATCCAATCTGCCCATAAAAAAAACGGCCACATCTCTGCGACCGTCCTCATTTGTATATTCGTATGTGACTGGTTCAATGCATGCGAACCCACTCACCTTTTGATGACTCGTGCCACTCTTCTTCCTGCCCGTCGCGCCCGTAGCGTTCGACAAAGACCCGATCATCTTGCACCTGTATTCGCTTGATATCTCCGTCTTTATGAGGCGTCACAATATTAGGATTCAGCTCGCTGTGATAAACGCAGTTTCTGTCACTCAACAGACCGTACTTGTTGATGTATTTCTCACAGACAAACGCACCGGCAAAGCTCGTCTGAGCCATCGCAATTAAGCTTAATGCCGCAACGAATCGCCTCATTTCACACCTTTCCAAGCATTCTTAGTTACCACGTTACTTTGAGATGATACATCTCGCTTAAATGCCGACGGCAAACTAACTTCCAGAGTTGTAATCATTCCGCTCGCAGAAAGCTGAAAGATAATTTTTGTCACCAACATCAAATCGCTGCGCTTCAGAATTTCGTCTTCAACACGAATAAATTGATTAGGACGCCACAGAGTGCCGTCGCTTTGACGCCATCCTTGTATTGTGTATGACGCTTTCAAAGACACTCCACGGCGATATGCGGCTTCAAAGTTAGCTCTCGCAGCACACATCTGCCCGCCACTCTGACCAGAATCCTTCAAAACCAGAAGTCGGAAGCGGCCTACATCAGAATCTGTTGCTGTACCTTTGTCTTCCGCTGCAGATCGACCAAAGTCAGTATCAATTCCTGCGTGTTGACCAACAGCGATGTAGTGCGAATAACGCTTTGAGAAATCGAATGCCGAACTGCCAGCAAGTATGTTGACGCCCAATTCAAGCGCGTCCGCCGCTTGTCCGGCGCTCCCGGGCTCTGTGATCACGAGATTTCCTTGTTCGTCATCCATGACGACTAAGTTCTCTTTCGTAATCAAGCGGTTAATTGACTCAAATACCTTTTCGCCGGGATTTACTGTGTGATTTGTGAGCGTCTTACCTATGCCGACTTCATCTTTCACAGTTACACCGTAAGGCTTCGCTAAATCCGCAATGATTTGGGAAACGGACTGATTTTTCCATGAAGTTGCGGGATTCGTACTCGTCGTTGTTATCGCTGTGCCACTTTTGCCCTTTACACCAACCCAAGCGTTCTTCGATCCCGCTACCGCATATGCGGCTGATGGAGGACAACACTCCACCAAATCGACCGTTCTCGACTTTCCTTGTATCTGCACCTTAACAGACTTCCCGTCATACTGGATTGGTGTCGAGGAGATCCATCCGGTGCAAACCAAATCATCGCCGATGTAAACCTGCACTAAATCTCCGTTTCGAAAAAAACCGAAGTCGGTACTGCCCGGGAATTTCTCTGTCACCTCCAGAGCGAACGCGCGAGATAGCTGCTCGATGCCCGTTTCGATTCTTACAGATTTCCAACCACCAAAGCGGCGGCGGCCAATACGAACCTCAACTCTGTTGTCAGTCATTCACTCAAAATCCTTAACGGAGACGCTGGACAGAAGCCTTCATGACGAACCCCATTCCGGAGTGCTATTTCCGAATCGCGAGTTGCATCATCGTGATAATCGTAGGCAAGCACCACAGCAGGAACAACATCCGTTGGCGTCACAGTGATTAAGCGCTGCTGCAAATCTGCACGTGATGTAAGTACCTCAAAGACTGCGACGCGGGCATCTTCGATCTTTTTGTACATCTCATCGTTGGTCTCGAGCAGAAGCTCCGTATCGAGCGCCTCTGTGAGCACCGTACGAGTTTCAATGAGTTCATCGTAGCTCCTGACATGAACTGTCATTTCGGAAAGATCGTCCCGAGTCGTGAGCGTCGTGCCTGGCGCCGAAGAGTCTTTGTCAGAGCCCACGAGAGCGCTCACGCCGACCATCTGCGCGATAAGAAGCTGACGCGTCAGCGTTTCTACCGCCGCACGATTCTTCATCACAGTCTTCTGCACATCCGAGAGTGTCGTCCCTTCCTCAACGACCTTTCTGTAAGCTTTAGTGCCAGACGAAAGTTTGTCGTGCCCAACCAAATTTTCGAGCTGCTTCGCCACACTGCGCCACGCAGAAACAGTTGTTGCCCACCGCGAAAGTCCTAGCGCACCGGCGAGCTTCGTCGCGAAGATCTTCGGATCAGTTGAAAGCAGTGACATGGCCTTCGACGCAGTCTCAGCTACTCCCTCAGCAAAATCGAAGATTTTGGAGAGTTCCGAGTTACTAATGATCCCTAGGCAGTCGAGAATGTCGCCCTGGAGCGCAGAGTCGATGTACTCGTTGATCGTCTTAAGATCGATCGACGTCACAAACCGATCAATAGCCGACTCTTCGACAGCATCTGCAACATCGAATGCTTCACTCTCAGCGTCCACCGAAATCGTCGGAAATTCGAGAATGCCGGCCTCTGTCGCGGTGATCACCACCGACGCAACTCCGAGTGCCGCATCAAATTTGAGCTCTGAGATAGAGGTAATCGTCACCTCCATCTCGCCCAGCCAAGGGTGTATGAGCGTGCCAGACCCAGGAGCCTCCAGCTCTGCCATTAAGGATTGAGCCTGAGCGATATAGTCATCACCAATAACGAACGCAGTGAGAGTGATCTGTCGCGTCGCTCGCCCTAAATCTTCAACAAATGGCTGATCCTTTTGAGGATATTCGTGGACCACCGTACGGCGCCCAATTTTCAAACCTGACGCAGTCACCTCAAAGGGTATACCTCTAAAGCTTGCCGGCTGAAGCTGATCAGAGAACTTACTCATCCAAAACCTCAGTATGAGTAACGGTCGGCATAACCGACGGAGCCAAGAATGTCGAGGCCGCCACTGCCTTGAGCGTCAGTGATCGCCGCCGATGCGCCGCCGGTCGCAGTTACGTCGACCGCGACGCGGCCACTCACATGCTGCGATGCAGTTAAGTTCACTGGCTCGACCCGCTGCACGGTTGCGGACTGTGTGCTGCCCGATGTTTTCGAGTCGCTCGAGAACCAGTTCTTCACGAAATCAGGCACGAGGGAAGCGAAGTCGAAGTTTGCGAAGAAGTCACGGATGATTCGACCAACATTTTGTACGCTTTTCTTGACACTCTCATACCAACCAGTACAAGCCTTCGCCCACGAATCTGGAAGCAAGTTGAACACGCTCTTGATGACATCATCAATACTGCGGAGCACCGCTGGAAAATCTCCGCGGAAAACTGCTTTAGCCGTTGAAAGTATCGAAGAACCTACTGCCCCAAATCTCTCGGTGAGACGATCCCATGCTGCGGCGACAAAATCGACACAGGCCTGAGCACCTTCCTTGATTGCTGGCCAGATGCGATCCCAGTTCGCGATCACAAGCCCCGCAGCAATTGCAACGGCGCTGATCACGAAGCCGACGGGGCCGAGTGCACCAGCCATAGCGACCCCGACTGTGCGGGCGATAGTCGCAAGCGTGCTGAATGTCTGAATCATCGTCATCACACTCGAGCCGAGAGCGACGACAGCCATAATCGTCTTTCCTGCCATAATCGCGCCCAGCGTGTACAAGACTGTATTGAAACCACCTACAGCATTGAAGGCACGAATCGCGTAATCCGCAAAAGCCAGGATCCCACTCACGATTCCTTCGAAATCAATACTCTCAAGCGATTGCGCGAAGCGCTCAGCAACTTGAGCGAACTTCTCAGAGAAAGCCTCCCGATTTGCGACGATCATGGTCTGGATACGCCCAGTCATGTGTGTGATTGTCGGCGCTAATGATGAAGCTATTGTGTTACCCACTGAAGCCACAACAAGGTGTAAGTTTGTGAACCCCGTGCTCAGATCAGAAGCTGATTTCACTGCATCCCGACTCATTACGATACCAAGTCGATGAGCTTCGGCACTCATATCGTCAAGCCCTGCAGCTCCAGCAGTCAGCATTGGTAAGAGCTTGCGACCGCCCTCACCGAAGACGGCCATTGCCATCGAGGCTCGCAACGTCGGATCCTCGTTTCTCTGTATTGCGTCAGCAAAGTCACGGAAAACGTCTTCAACCGAGCGCATGTTTCCGGCAGCATCTTTCATCTTGATGCCAAGAGCGTCGAAAAGCGTTGCCGCTTTCGATGTCGTGTCCATCCCCGTTGCGATTTCAGTCATGTGCTTGCCGAAATCCTTGAGCGCATCTTCAAGCGTTTCCTGAGAAGCGCCAGCCTGCACAGCCGCGTAGCCCCACTCTTGCAGGCGTTCGACACCCACTCCGACGCGCTGACTCATCTTGTCGAGCCCATCGCCAGTTGCTGTGAAACTCGATACCGCCTGTTGCATACTGAAGCCGACAGATCCAGCTGCCGCGGCAAGAGGACCGCCAACAATACTGCCGAGGTTTTTTGCGTTCTCGGCAACGTCCATCACAGACCGATTGAAGAGTCTTAACTGCTTCTGGAGACCCGTGAATTTCGTCGACTGAACGACCTTGGCAAGTCCAACCCATCGGGCGGAGAACGCTTTGACCACTGGCGATGCAACGTCTCTGATCGCAAGAACGGCAGTCAATCTAAAGTCTTTACCCGCCATCTGTTCTCTCCATTGCGATGCGATTCCATTGAGCCACGTAAAGATCTTGTTCCGAAAAGGACATCTGCATAGTCTTCGAAGGAGCGAGCCTCCACACATACGCGAGATCAAAGCATCGCGCCAGGATGTCTTCTACTCGGCCCCTTCCCCGAAAAAACCCATCACCATCCAACACAGCACATTGAAGTCTTTGAGTGCGAGTGTTTCAATTACCGAAGGCGGCAGCCCTGCGAGTTTTGAGATGTAAGCTGCGCACACAGCAGTGTTGAGATGAGGCATGCCGTCAAGATCTACTGTGTATGGCATACCAAGCTGTTTGCACATCTTTGTAGTTGGCTCCTTCAGATCGAGCTCGCTAATCTTCTCGCCAGCGTGTTCTATCGGATGCTTCAATTCGTACTTCATGCCAAATCTCCATCCAGTCCTTCAAACCGAAGGCTGATCGTTCCGTCTACAGGCTTAAAGGCTGCGTCACCTACAAGCCACGCATCACTAAGCGTGTAAACCATGCCGTTTGCGCATTCAGCAGTGATCGTCATGGATTCACTTTCCATGAGCGTTTCAGTAGGAAAGTCAGAAGTCACAATGAAGTCGCCTGCGATATAGGGCGTAGCGATCGTCTCCTTGAAGCCAACTGGACCACCCGTCGAAGCCATCGTCTCACGAGTGACTTTTGCCATTGGGAACTCTAGGTTCCCCTGCAGTTCGAGCTGCTGACCGTCCACTTTGAAATAGCAGGTACCTGCTAGTCGCTTACCCATTTGTTATTCCTCCGCGTACTGAAGACGGAACTGGTTGAGAAGTGCGAAAACACGCAGCTGATTTACATAGTCGGGCGGGAACAGCACATCGAGACGATTTGGATTGTCCGCATTGCGTTCGACGATGAGGTACTTCTTGAAAAGGTCCCTGTTCTCACAAATGCCTGCGGTCTCTAGACGTGCATATTCAGCTACGAGTTCGCCGCGGATCACAGACGGTGTAACTATTGCCTGACCAGCGCCGTAGCGAGTTCCGTCGCTCGCGAGCTTATGGCGCGCATACTTCGACGTGATGATTGATTTGAGTCGGCGCAGCACGTAGGCAGATGTATGCAGCGTCTCGGAGTCGAGGTAGGACGCATCGGCGTCACCCATAGAGTTCCTCTGATACGTCGTGATCGCCCTTTCGATCTGCACCGTGCCGCTCACAGTCGTGAGCGTGGCAATGCCGTTCTCCAACAGTGTCTGGCGCTCCGTGAGAATGAACCGATTCTGCGTCGGCGAGGCCATGACGCCGGTAAGAGCTCCAGTCTGCGTCGGACGGGCCGGATCGGCAGAGATGAAGACAGCTGTGCGCGCGACGTAGGCCGCGAGCACCTCTTCAACCGCAGTCGGCATCGAAGGCTCGACGCCGACGATCGTCATATGCTGGTCGTTGCGAGCCGCGCCGAAGGTCTTGAGCTCTTCGAGCGTACCGCGCTTCGCGGTATACACGTGGCCGTAGATTTGGCGGAAAGGAGACCAACGGCCCGATGTGTCGTTCATCTCTGTCTTGAACGCATCGAGCACGACGGCGTCCGAGTAGGGACAACCGATGAAATCGTACTGTTCGTCGCCCATAGCTTCGATTGCCTGATCAATCTCAGGATCAACCGTTCCGCCAGACATCGGCGTGGTTGTCACGCTGATACCGGAAGGTGTCGCCTCGCCATTGATGAGACCACGAAGGTTGAGTGCAAGCTGAATGCCATTTCCGATCGTACCCTTCGTTCGTGCTGCAATCGTGCAGATTCCGTCAGCGGCACCTGCCGTAACCGGCAGATCCTTTGAAAGAGAGATTGAGTCTGATAGTGCAATCGCGATTTGAGCACCCGTATCACCTTCTTTCACGGCCACCAGCAGGCGTTCGCCTCCAATGTAGAAGGAGAGCGTACCGGCCTCGAGGGCGGTTCCTGTAATCTCGACCTTGCCTGCTGCCGCACCTGCAGACTGACCATCGGCTAATGGGATACACACGAGCTGACCGAAGCTGTCGACGGTACGATAGGCATCTACCATACGTGCGAGCATCGAACCGCGACCGAAGAGTTTCTTCGCCATCGCTACAGTCGAAACTGTCACCGGCACGCCCTCTTCGGCCGTTCCCGACTCAAGCTTCTGACCAATCAATAAACTCTGAGAAGTATTAGTCGGCGTGTAAGCCGCAGAATTATCCATCTCAGCATAAAAAAGCGGCACTCGAATGCCGCTCGGAATGGTATTGAAAGAAATACTCATAGATCCACCTTGATATGTCCTTCGAGCCGGCCATCCGGCTGATCTTTCTGCATCGACGGATCAATGCAGTCCACATCGACATCCATGCCATCGAACGGCGACAGGGCATCGAGCTCGACCTTCTGGTAAGTGTCAGAAGTATCGATGTAGGTCTCAAAAGAAAACTCAAACTGATAGGCAGCACGTGCCGCGTCGATGTAGATGAGAACTCCGCCTTCGTAGACGATCTCACTGAACTCATCCTTGGGCTTCATGTGCCACGAAAGAATCGCTCGAAAGATCTCTGGACGCAGTACTTCAAGCCACCGACCGGCATCCTGCCCACGTTCGTCTGCACAGTTCGGCACGACTACGATCACCCCGAAGGTATTCGTAATCACCTGGTAATACCCGTTATTGGACTCCTGCGCTCCAGCATCCTCACGAAGCGGAGCAACGTAGGCAAAAGGCACGGGCGCATTCTCAGCGCGCTCAAGGCCTGCCCACTGCGCTGCGCCGCCAACCCGCTGGTGAAAGGAAGGGCAACGCTCCCGCAATGCGCTAATGATTGGATCCAGCTTCATACAATCCCCGGCTTAATGGCATTTGCTAGCGCGTTTGCCATCGTTTCATGAAATGTTCCTGAATACTGCTCGGCCGCTGCTGGAACAAAGTTCTTACGCGGCTTCGCTACCTTCTCACCGGGTCGTTTTTTGTGACGCCGCGATTGCTCCAGCGTTTCTGATCCTGGCCCACGATGCCCATAAACGACAAATGCCGGGTAATAAACCGGCATTCGCTGAGTCTTCGTCGGATAAACCGAGACGGAGTAGCCTGATCGGGACACTTTGACGCGTAGAGAGCGTTGCATTTCACCAGAGTCGCGGCCCGGAAAGTCACCAGCATCGGAAACAGACCGTCGCGAAATCAACTTTCTGGCAAGTTTACGAACGTCATTACCTGCTTTCCGGAGTGGCTTACGCAACTCTTTCGAGTCGTAATCAATCGTTCGAAATCCAGGATCGACGCGTGTTTGAACCAACATTTGCTTTCTCCTCGACGTCAAGCACAGTGAACCGGTTGAACCCGCCAAGATCAGCAACGCGCTGCACGCGGTAGCGGATGCCGTCAACCTCAAGCTCAACCACCCCAGCGAAGTCCTGTGGGCGAGTGCGACCTTTAATGCGACGTACCGTGATGCGGTGTGTCACGCCGGAATCGACCTGCTTCGCGCCCCAGTAGATAATCGAGCCCACGGGTTCGATCTTCCCCCAGACCTCATCCTCGTGAGCGGTCGCCTTCGAGAAGCCTAGGCGATCATCCGGGAGATGGACGGTGAAGAAGATCTTCACGCGGCGGTTGAGCTCTCCAATCTGCGGAAGATTCATAGCCACACCCGGTAGGGATCAAGCAGCGCATTAACGAATGGCAAGGGTTTAAGCTCTCCGGCAGTTGCGGCCTGGCGCTGTTCGTAGAAGTGTGCAACCTGAACCAAGATCCACTGCCGGATGCCCGCTGGGATGTCTTCAGCATTGGTGCCGAATCCTTCGACTCCATCACGAGTGATTAGACCACGTTGAAGCTCGTGTTCAGCCATCTGCGTAGCAGCTAGCACGAGACTGCGGATGAGATCATCGTCCCCGTGCCAGTCCACGCGAAGGTGCTCCTTTGCGGCCTCGAGGCTCACTGCCCCGACGGCCGTTGAGGTGTCGATCGTCATCCGCATCTCCATTTACTTCGTCGAGACTGGAAGTACGAGATCTCCACCACAGAGAGCCTTAGGCCGCTCGACGCCAAAGCCGAGACGACGCTCTGCACGGACCGTAACCAAATTCTTCTGTACGTTATCCATGTCCTGTTCGAACATCTCGACAGTCATGCCCTGGCGCGGCCAAAGCGTGGCGGCCTGCGTGAAGTCGCCAACGAGGAACTTCTTCTGCGGGATTGCCGGCGTCGGCCAGATCGGCAGGCCCCAGAGAGCCTTCGGAGCAATTGAGGCTGGATGACCGAGATAGTAGTCGCCCGAGCTGTTCTTCTCCATCTGCAGCCGCGACCAGTCGACCGGATTCAGAAGAATCACGTTCGGACGGAAGAAGGCCTGTTCAACCTTCGTCTTCGCGTGAAGGATAAGATCAAACAGCGTCGCGCTCTTCGCGGGAAGATCGTCGGTCGTCGCGTCATGCGGCGTGTACTGTCCGGCAGCAAAAATGCCAAGCAAGTGATTCGTCGAGCCGTCGCCGGAAACAAGTTCGTCTTCGACGACTAGATCAACGCCGTAAACAAGTCGCTGATTGATGTACGCGGCGAGCGCGGGTCCGTCAGCCATCAGCTGCTTCGAAACGCGAGCCATATGCGCGATCGTCTGGATCGTGCCCTGCTTGAGGGCGTACCCAGTCGAGCCGAAGGGTTTCTGACCACCTTCAGGGACGAAGGCCGCGCCATTTACGAGCTTCGTCTCGTCTTCCATCACGTACTCGTACGCATTGGTGGTGATCGGAATCGTCGGGAAGAGCGATTCGATTGTGAGCGGACGGTACGCACCGGGAAGAATTCCGGGGCGGCGGTAAGCCTGAACGACGCCGCCGGCCGGGGTGGTGATCGGATTCTGTGCCTCAGCCTTCGTATCAACCTGTTCGTCAAGATCAAAACGAGCACGGCCAGCACGACCAGTAACCATCGCCTTAAAGTTCTCACTTTCGACGAACATTTCACCGGCCGACTTCATGCGGACGGCCTCTTGCACCTTAACGCCCTTCTGTTGCACGTCAAGCAACTGTCGCGCAAGCTTCGTCTGTTCTTCACCGAGACGCTTGAGCTCAGCTTTGTTCGATTCGGAGGTAGCTGCCATCTTTTCTTCGATGCGGTCGATGGCCTCCATGATGTCCTTCGTTTCCATTTTCGGTTCCTTGCTAGATGGATTCCGCGAGCTTCTTGAGTCGCTCAAGTAGGTCTTTGGATGCCTTCTCTTCGGCCTCAGCCTCCCGCTGATCCAAGAAAAGTTTCCGGGATTTAGCGACGATTGCCGTCGCCATCGACTTCGAGAAACCGCCTGCATCCCGCAGGAAGTTCTCTAGATTTCGAATAGAGTCAATTTCGTCGAGGTCTTCGGACCTAACATCAGTGATGCGCGCCGCATCGTCTGCGGGGTAGCTCACGATCGATATTTCGAGGAGCCGCCCGATCGACTTGTATTCACGCCCGCCTCCATCAAGCTCTCGGCATTCAGCACCACGAGAAGAGAAGCCAACAGAAAGTCCATCGACAGTTCCATGCTTGAGAGCTGCGAGCACGGCATCAGACTGTGGATTGCCAGGCGTAAGCTCACCCTCGACGAGAAGGCCTTTTTCATCCTCGGCCGCAAACGTCCACTTGCCGATCGGCAAGTCCCACCGATGTCCGAAGAACATCTTCGGCATACCGTAGGTCTCAAGAGACTTCTTATAGGCACCGGGAAGAATCACGTCGCCATAACTATCCTTGCCGTTGAAGACAGAAGCGTAGCCACGGAACTTCCTCGTGCTCCCTTCCATCATCTTTAGCTCAACATCCTGAAGCGGGATGCTTTTGTACTGCACTGCCATCACTGCCTCACAGGTTCGCCATTTACAGGCGAATTGGCCGGCTGCACCTTTCCAAGTCGATGCAGCGGCACCAAGTTACTCTGAGCTGTGAGATCGTCACCGCCCGGAACAGGCGGGAGATTCTCCAGCTTCCGAATCTCGTTACGGCTCATCACGCCGTTTTGGGCCATCTGAGAGTAGAAAGCCGCACGTGTCTGTTGATCTGTGCGAAGGAAGGCGTCAGTCTTGAACTCGATTGTGAGTTCTGTTTGATCGACTCCGATCAACCGACGCTCAAGAGCCTGCTCGAGCTGCTTACAGAGCGGCCCAATGGTGTATGTGTGAAAACCTTTCGTGATCTGCTCGATCCCAGAGCCCCACGTGGTTACACCGCTTGCTCCTACAAGCACACTCGGTACGCCAAACCAACGGCAGATTTCCTCTACCGAAAAACGTCTCGTCTCAAGAAGCTGAGCGTCCGCCGGCGAAAGCGACATCTGCGTGTACTTCAGACCGCGATCAGCGATGATCAGGCCGCCAGTGCTCGATGTCATCTGTACCTTGAAGCGACTCATCAGATTCTTCAGCTGATTCTCGTTGAGAGCACTGTCGGTATACAACACGCCCGTCGGCTTGCTGCCTTTTCCAAAGAGTGCATTTGCGTTCTCTTGTGCATGCACAGCTTCGTTCATCGAAGCTCGCATGAACTCGAGCTTTGAGAGCCCCATGAACCCGTTGCCAATACCCTTCCAATGAATGACGTTTTCAGGCGCCCAGACCGAAATCGCGCCGTCCTGATAGTAGGTGTAGACCTCACCTCCCCCCACGACAGAAACTTCCATCTGATCTGGAGACACCGGAATGAGCGCAATGGGTTCTCCGGAACTGTCACGCTCAATACGTGCGTATGCATTTCCTCTAAGTAAACGGTTAACGGTCATCGCAGAGTAGAACTCAGATGGTGTCATCCATGCATTTGGACGCTCATGAAGGAGCATCCATAGGCGACTGCTGCGAGCCGGTACACGACCTCCACCTTCGTCTGCGTAGACAAAGAGTGGCAACGTCCCAATTGTGTTCGCCAAAAGCTCAACACACGCATACACCGCAGAAATTTGCAGTGCAACATCTGACGGAATCTCTCGCGTCTGATCAATCACCGGCGCGAGAGGTAGCGGCACCTGCATCCCTGATGCAGTCCCGAGCGGACCTCCCCAACTCGTGATCCAGTTGACCAACCGGCGAACGAACATCTAAGTCACCATGAAAAAAAGGTTTGATCGGACGACTCTACAAAGCCAGCCCATCGGTCGTTGTCATCAACGATTGCGTTGCCGAGTCCCATAATTAGTGCGACCACACCATCGATCTTCTCTTCGTAGCGCTCCTTGCGCGGGAAGATGTTGTCCTTCGCGTCAACCTTCGCAACAACGTTGCCCATCATCCAAGTGAGCACCGGGTTACCGTCGTGGCAAATACGGTGATCGAGAACAAGTGCTTCGAGTGATTTCATCGGGTCCGACATGTTCTGCACGGTATTCCGGCACTCGATCATCGGCGCATCGTCCTCTGCGAGCGATGTAGCAAGCTGTGTTGCCTGCCACGGGTCATAAACAATGGCACTGACCTCATATCGAGAGAGATCAAGTCGCAAATCCTCCTCAACCACGTTGAAGTCGGTCATCGCACCTTCTGTAACGATCAGATAACCCTCTTCAGCCCACCCCACGTACTGAGAGTTTGTGGACTGTTCAACTGCGCGACGCGGCAGATAACACTGACAGAAGACGGCGTAGGTCGTACGGCCCTCATCATCTTCGCCGGGGAAAATCAAGACCTTCGCAGTCAAGTCAGATTTCGAGCCAAGGTCAAGGCCGATAAAGCACTTACGCCCCTCGAAGTCCGTGATGGACATCTCTGGCACTTCACAGCGTTTCCACGCCTGCATATCCATCCATGCTGTTGAAGCGGAGCACCATACATTGAGATGCTTTGTTTTGAAGTTGTTCATCGCCGATGGCAGCGCTATTGCTTTCTTTTGCAGCGACAGAACCATCTCTGGCATTACTGAGACGCCCCAATTCGGGTTCGCCTTCATGAGCGCTTCCTCAGTAGTCCAATCGTCACCGTCATCAAGACCATAGATGACTCCAAACTGAGTCTCATCACTGATCTCTTTTCCTAGCACTCGTGTGACCATCATGCGCACTTCGTAGCAGATACCCGAAGTATCAAAGCCGGCAGTCGTAATGACCCAAAGCAACGAGTTCAGGCGCTTGCCTAAGGACGTTTCCACTACGTCATAGACATCACGTGTCTTGTGAGCATGCAACTCATCAATGACCGCCAAGTGAGTGTTTAAGCCGTCCAGCGTTGATCCTTCCGCACTCTTGGCTTGAAAAGTAGAGTTTGTCGATGGTACATAAAGGGCATTGGCCAAAACTTCCAAACCGAAGCGTTGGCGCAGCGGCTCGTTTTGTTTGGCCATCTGCTTCGCGTCACCGAAGACGATCTTCGCCTGATCACGCGTTGTCGCGAAACTGTAGACCTCTGCACCAGGTTCTTTATCGGCAACAAGACAATAGAGGCCCACACCACTTGACAGACTGGATTTGCCGTTTCCCCTTGGCACTTCAATGTAGACGCGCCGAAATCGACGACCGCCATCAGCACGTCGACGCCATCCGAAACTTGTCGTCAGGATGAAGATCTGCCAAGGCTCGAGCACGATTCTTTTTCCAGCGAGCGCGCCCTTAGTGTGTGTCAGGAGCTCAATGAACCGACAAACTTCGTTTCCCTTAGCTTCATTGAAAATGTAAAGACCTGAAGCTGCGAATCGCTCCAGGTCTTCTTTTTGACGTTGACACGCAAGCTTGACCCACTCGCATGCAACGATCACTCCAGAAAGCACGCCCTCCATGTACTGGCGAGCGATACCACAGTAATTCTTAGAAACCATCGAATTCGTTCACTGGTTCATCTTTTGTCGCAACGTTCACGCGCGCGCGCGAAGAAGGAGTAAAACCGAGCTCCCTTTCGCAAGCAAGTAAGACTGTCTGAATCTGAACAAGTAGCTTTGCATCAGGATTCAATTCACGCCGTACGGTACCGTCAGCTTTCTCTGTGACGATCGTCGTGCCGTCGTGGTCAACAGCTTTAGCGAGCTTGCGATAGAGCGCGTAATTTCGCGCCCATCTTTCGAGTACGGTGAAATCGGTAACCGCCAATAGACCTTTCGGCGCATTTTCGACAGCGATCCTCCACGCCTCACGTGCTTCCTTCGTCAAACATTTCGGTGGTTGAGAAGAAAGTTCCGTGTTCGTTTTGGCTTGCACTTCTAGTGAACGACACGGCTGAAAAGTTCCGAGCGCTTTTTTCTCGGCGTCCGGTTTCCTCGGTCGTCCCATAGCTGAAACCTATCGATTTTGCATGCGTAAAAATTTAGGTAGGGGCGCGGTCTAGAACGCTTTCGGCGGGACTTTTGACCCGCCCCTCCCCCTCGAATTCCCGAAGCCGCCATCCTCTCGTGCAGTCTTCTTCGAGTGACACCGATGACAGAGCGGCTGAAGATTGCTCTCATCCCACATCAAGTCTTGATCACCTCGATGCGGTTGGATGTGGTCAACGTCGGTGGCAGGTGTACCCCTGCCGAGCCTGGCGCAGTCTACGCAGAGCGGATGCTCGCGGAGAAAGCGAGCCCGAAGCCGCTGCCACCGGGCGCCATAGCCTCTTGCCGAGGCGGAACCCTTGAGCGCTTCTCGGCGCCGATCCCTCTGGCGGTGTTCGGTTTGCTGTCGGCGTGCCGCATCTTCTTTATGCTTCTCGCAAAAGTCCTCACCACGCGGCACCGGATGCCGACAACCAGGATGTTTGCATAGAGTAAAGAGAGGCATGTATGGACCAACTCGAAGACCTAGTAAAGGATTTCCAAACACCCAAAGTCGCCAAAGTGAATCTCAAAGCTCTTCGAGATCGAGATGAAGCCAGCGGCAGATTAGTGGTTGATGCTTTCACACCGCGATTCGTGGACTTGGAGCAGCGTTTAGATCGTTTGGAACGCAATTCCCGAAAAACCTTCCGCCGGACGGTCCTTGCCGGGATCATCGGCGGATTCGGTGCGGCAGCACTTTGGGCGGCTGCTTCCTATTTGCTCAAGAGGTATGTCATCACACCTGACACAACGCCAGCTACAACACCAACGACCACTGCACATAAAAGCCACAACGCTTCAAATGACATGGCAACCCCCTAGAAATTGTGTCTACATGGATCAAGGCACCTGAGGCGCGGGCTGAGGCGCCTGCACCGGCGTCGCAACCTCTTCCTTCTTGTCATCAGTCAGAGCATCGTAGACCGCGCTGCCCGCCATGGAGCCAACTGCAGCACCTGCCACGCCGCTCCAGAAGCCGCCGCCCGAAGAACTTGAGGGCGCCGACTGGATGATCGTCGTGTTCTTCTTGATGACCGTGGTTCGGCTCGGCGCATAGACGCGAGCCGGCGCCGACTTCGAGAACGACCTACCCCCGCTGAAGCCGCGGGCGCCGCCGAAGCCGCCGCGGGCTTCTACGGCAGTGGTCGCAACAAGAGCAGCTACAGCAGTGAGCACCAGCAACTTCTTCATGACAGATCCTTAAGCAACAACGCAAAAAGCCCGCACTCAATCTCAATCGAGCCGGGCTTTCTTCTACTTTCTCTGGGCGCAAAAAGACCGCTCCTCCAGAGCAAGTCTTTCGCGTCTGAGACGGTATATAATTTTTGAGCAATTATAGAGGACGATGCAGAATTTTTTCAAGTCGGTTGCGAATGACCGTGCGTCCACGTGTAAGAAAGTTATCCACGTCACGATAGCGCATGCGTAGTTTGAAATGGCGCCATATCAAGGACAGCATATGCTCTCGGGAGACTGGGTATGCATAGAGCGCAGCTATGAGCGCCTTAATGCACCTGTCAGAATGCGTAGTGCACGGCATTCCTTGCCAGGCACGATTGACTTGAACTGCCTTAGCGATATCAACGGGAGAGTCACTTTCGAAAATGCCGCTCATAGCCCCGGCCTCAGCTATTAGGCGAGCCATAGGGGATCTTCCAGGACCTCTGCTTTCTCGACTCCATCTCCCCCAGTTGACTAAATAGTCTTCAAGTTCGTCGTCAGTCATTCTTCCTCCCAGTCAATTGCGATCACAATCGTTCCCGGCTTCTTAGGACTCAGCCATACCTGTTCTCGATGGTGGAAAAGACAATCGTCAAATCCAAGTGCATCGGCGATTCCGTCGTAGAACGACTTGCAACGTTCAACCATGTTCGATTCGTCACGGCGCCGGCGATCGGGAGGTTGAATGATCAGCTGCACGTTCAGCCGAGTTCCGCTCTTGAGCGTTGCAGGTTGTCCCATGAGCTCCTGTTTAGCTTTGACGAATGCTTCCTGCCGCGCAGCCTTCACTAAAGCTGCTTTTGCCGACCAATGACTCCGGCCGTTCTGTGAAAGCTTGACTCCCGGCCAAGGAAGGTCTTTGACCAACAGCGTCCTTTTCATGAATCCCCCCGAAACTTTCTTCCGTAGTAATCGAGTGCTTTGAGGCGTTGTTTCTTGACTTCATCTGGCGCCTCGTCGAAGTTCTTGCATTGCCTCGGCGAATCAATGCGCTGCAGCACATTCCAGTCACCCTTTTTGATACGAAGCGAGCAATAGCCTGACTTTTTTGCTAACAGGAAGCCTCCTTGGTCATAAGCCGCTCCAGCAAAGTGAACGCAGCTGAGACACACAACCGGACACGTGCCATAGACCTTTAGAGCAGAAAAGAGATCTGTCATTTGGTCCTCCATCGGTAGTCTTTCCAGTCGAACGCAAAGCACTGTCCACCATCAGATAGACGACTGATGGCGGCATCTCCAAGAACGGTTCGAAGTGAAGCATCCTGAATATCCTTGCCGACGAGAGGCAAATTTGAGATTGCAATGGTTGGTCGGCACTGCTTGTAGCGACCGTCGATGATTTCGAAAAGTCGGTCAGCCCCGTGGGAAGAAATGGGACTGCGACCTATCTCATCGATCACAAGCACATCCAGATCAATGTAGGCACGGATGAGTTTTGCAGCTTCACCTTTCGCACGTCCGGCATCATCTTTGCCGTACGTCTCATAAATCTCAGAGAGCAACAGGCTACAGTCGACGATCTTTGCGACGAAGCCTTTGCGGAGTGCGCCCATAACAATTGCTGTGCCTAGATGTGTTTTGCCAGTGCCAGTCTTACCGACAAAAATGAGCGATTTTCCGCGGTTAACACTTGTTTCAATGTCTTCCCCCCAGGCTAGAACTGCGCTCTTGACCTCTTCCATCTTTGCGTTGAAGGTCTGCCAGGAAGTCACAGTCATGCCTTGGAATCGCGGAGGGATTTCAAGTGAAAAGTGCTGCGCGAGAAATCTTTGCCGAGAGCACTCTGGACAAGACGAAAAATGGAACGTGCAGGAGTCGTCGACCCAATACGAACGATACCTACCATGCCGAGAGCACTCATCCCACCGCACCTCGAACCGGGAGTCCGTAGTTGTAGTCGATTTCTGCGGTGTTTCTTGCGCCGAAGCCCGCATAGCCTTGATGCGGCCGATCATTTGTGAAAGTGCTTGCATTTTTTCTGTACCAATCAGCCTTAAAGCCTTGATATCCATTAGCGACTGAGAAAGAAACGGCTTCTTCAAAAGAGATGCCAGCCTTTTGAGCTTCGGCTCGGAATGTGTTGATGGTTGTGGTGTTGAGGGGAGCTCGCTTTGCTTTTCGGAGCGCTAGCCAGTCCTGCCAAAGTTGCTCGGGAAGATCGTCAGGCCTCTCGACAGTCGCAAACGAAGTGCGAGCCTTTCGTGGCTTCTTCTGTTTTTTCTCAGGAGAGCTTTCAGAAGCTGTTTCGATTTCGGATACAACTCGTGCTGCCTCGTTGAAAAGTTCGTCGTCAAACGGAGGTTCTTCGCATGTGTGTGTGCTACTACTGTTTCTCTTCTGTTTAACTTCTGTTTCTTTCTGTTTCTCGACCCCACGGTGGGGGCTACCCCTTTCCACGGTGGGGGCTACCCCTTGTCCAATTTGGGGGCTACCCCTTCCCACGGTGGGGCTTACCCCCGCTATGGGGTCAACCCCATTGCGATGGGTAGCGTCTGTTTTGGGAGCGCCCCCTGAAAGCCCAGGAAAGCTATATTCGTTGTGCCATCCACCCTCAATACCCTTGGCGGGTTGCTTCCTGTGCGGCACGCACTCTGATTTAATGAAACCCAATTCACGCAATCGCGCGAGTGCTCGATCTACGCGTTTTACAGTGCATGGGTCATCTTCAGATGAGAAGTACTCAGCAATCGTTTCGCGTGAAGGAAAGCACTTTCCGTCGGCTTCGTTCATGCAGTCAGCCAAATAGGCAAGAACAGCCTGAGCGAAACCGCCGGCACGGAGATTCTTTTTCACGTAATTGAGGGCAAGCATGCTCACGTCCAGTCCCTTTATTTGACTTCAGCTATGAGCGCCTGTGCTTGTTCTAGAAGTTTCTGATTCTTCAACCTCTCTCGCAGGAACTGCAGGCGTGCATGGGGAATACCGTATCGGCGCCACTGGCTAACCGCTGCGGACGAAACTTCGCAAATGCGACTGACAGCACCCGTGCCTCCCATCTGGTCGATATACAGACACGACTGCTCAGGTGAAGCCCTCTTAATTTCTCTTAAAGTGTTCATGCTTAAAAATGGCAATTTTGCTAAGTCATTTTAAGCAATATACTAAGCTATCTTAATTGTTGCGTCAAATTAATCCGGAGGCATAAAGATGTAAGCTCGCTTAACAGGAGTAAGCAATAAATGGCACCAGTAGACAGCACACTTTCAGCTCGTCTTGCATCGCTCTTCGATAAAAGCACTGGCAAGACTCAAGCAGCCCTTGCCCGCTACTGCGGGGTATCCACGTCTGCCGTTAATCAATGGACTAAATCCGGCAAGATCTTTGACAGCAATCTGCGTAAAGTCGCAGAGTTTTTTGGCGTCTCTCAACGTTGGCTTCAAACCGGTGAGGGAGAGAAGACTGCACAAGTTCTGTCATACGGCGTTGGCGATAAAATTCCTGACGGATTCGTCGCAATTCCCGAATACAGACTTGAATTTTCAGCGGGTTCCGGCAGTGAGCCCACCTGGGAATTGATACACGACAGTGAAGATTGCTGGTACCGGGAGTCGTTCTTCCAGAAGAGGCATCTGCTACCGAGTCAATGCAAAAGAGCGAAAGTCTGCGGAAATTCGATGGAACCGGAGCTTCAAAATGGAGACACCATCCTCTTTGAAAGCTTCACCGAGACTCGGCCCGGTTGCGTTCATATCTCTGACGGTGGAATTTATGTACTCACCATTGACGGGGAGTACCGCATCAAGTACCTTTCCAAGATTAAAAACGGATTACTCGTCTCATCTGAGAACTCCGCTTACCGTCCTGAAGAATATGTGGGTGATGAGTGCGACCGACTTAAGATTCTAGGCCGCGTACTGGAGGTTAATCGAAGTCTTTGAGAGTTATACAGCCCGCATTGGGCGGGCTGTATAGAGCTTTTCAGATTGACAGCCGACAAAATCCACCTGACAATTAGATCAATAATAAAGATCAATGCCTAAACCCATCCTAACTCCAAAGACGTTGAGCGCTCTGTCGCAGGGCAATTTCTACAAAATCATTACGACAGAGGAGTATTCCACTTGGAAGGCCGGGCTACGCGACGCTGTAGCACTACGCGCAATTCGCGCCAGAGAAACCCGCATCGCAGCAGGTCTTTGGGGAGATGTAAAGCGCATAGGTAAGATTTCAGAACTTCGTGTGGATGTCGGGCCTGGTTATAGAATCTACTTTACAATTCGCGGTACGGAAGTCATCCTCCTTCTACTCGGCGGGAACAAGCGAACCCAGCAAGCAGATATCGCTAAAGCTCAGAGTATGGCAGACATGGATATTGAGGAAGAGCAATGACAAACACCATAAAAGTCAAACCGTATAATCCTGTCAACGAACTGCATTCAGACGATGAAATCATTGATTTTCTAGTCGATTGCTATAAGGAAGACTCGGAAGGGCTTACTCTCGCTCGCGGGATGGCCTTCGCGATGGACTCCATTGGAGAACCCAAGACCGCCTTACTCATGATTTACGTGGGAATGCGACTTGGCCGAGAGGCAGCCGCACAAGATAAACGCATTAACTTCTCACGTTCAGCTCCCGCTATTTGAACTTTCGCAGTTTCAATGCTATAGCTCATAGCAAACAAGCCCCGACGCTCCGCGCTGCCTGAACTACGGGTTACCTGCTCTACATTTCGAATCGCCGCGGTGGTTCAGAAAGCTGGAGCAATTCAAAACAGCGCCGACGCGAGGCA